AATATACTAGATAAAAATACAAACATACCATCTATGTAGGCAGAATTATTATAATCAATTAATTTTGGATGAACTTCGCCAGACAAAGAATTATATTTAGGTAAATTTAGTAATTGTGAATCATTTGTGCTATACTTCCCAATAAAGTATTTAAATGGGTCTAACAGAGGAGCCATCTTAAAAAAAACGGTTTTTTCTCTCTTTTTTCCAGGACTTTTACTATTTTCAATTTCACAGATGTAAATATTTTTTTGGTTATCATCATTTCGTATTATATTTTGAATGAAAACCTCGTGATTCAAATTTACTGAATTATAATTTGTTTCGTTTAATAAAAAAAATTTATTATAGATTGGAATATAGTTTTGTATATTTGACAAGTTTAATCCGTCTTTTTTTTGCATATCTTTGAATAATTTGTTATTCTTTCTTTTTTCGTAGTTAATCATTAATTCCATATCAATTCCTAAATAATATATATTCCACTTTAAAAAAGCGAGAACTTAACTTATTCGTTTTAGAAGAAAATAATTTTTCTTAATTCTTTGTAGAATGACGCTAGAGTTGAAGAAACTTGATATGAAAACAATTAGTTTTAAGCCGAATGAAGCCAAAGGACCTGTGGTTGTTCTCATTGGTCGGCGTGACACTGGCAAATCATACCTGGTGCGAGATTTATTATTTTATCATCAAGATATTCCAATAGGGGTCGTTATTGCTGGAACAGAAGAGGGAAATGGATTTTACGGGAAAATGGTACCAAAACTATTTATTCACAATGAGTATAATACCGCAATCATTGAAAATATTTTAAAACGTCAAAAAACCGTTCTTAAACAGATAAAAAAAGAGATTGAAACTTATAAACGCAGCTCGATTGACCCGCGAGCTTTTGTTATTCTTGATGATTGTCTTTATGATAATACCTGGTCTCGCGATAAAATGATGCGTCTCCTTTTTATGAACGGGAGACATTGGAAGATAATGTTAATCATAACAATGCAATTTCCTTTGGGTATTCCTCCCACACTTAGAACCAACATAGATTATGTTTTTATTTTGAGAGAACCTTATATTGCGAATAGGAAGCGCATCTATGAAAACTACGCGGGAATGTTTCCCACATTTGAGTCTTTTTGTCAAGTCATGGATCAATGCACTGAGAACTATGAGTGTTTGGTAATCAACAACAACGCCAAATCGAACAAAATATACGATCAGGTATTTTGGTACAAGGCTGATTCACATAATGACTTCAAATTGGGGTCGAAAGAGTTCTGGGAACTCAGCAAAGATATGAACTCTGATGAAGAGGACGAAAAATATGATCCGAATAATGTGAAAAAACGCGGTCAAGGACCTAAAATAAGTGTAAAAAAAACCAAATGGTAAGTCATTATGAATATGTTACATAAATTTTTTTACGTATATGGGTCTAATCAAATGTGATTTTACACCATTGAATATTTATAATGGGACGACCTTCTAGCGTGTAAAATCCATAGAATATTTTTAAATCATTAACTTGTGGATAGTTTCGATCCATTTTACCATGATGGATGGGTCGCTACGAATATCTACATTTCCGTCAATTGTTAGAGTGTCGATATTTTCAAAATTACACTGGATCATTACCTCGTGATACGAGTGACATTTTGTCAAATAATCCAATGGTATAGTCTCTTCACCCGTTCTAGAGCGCAAATGTATGCGTTCATAACATATTGTTGGATTTGTTCTCACATAAATAACATCGGTAATTGCATAATCAGATGCAAATGTATCAAACCACCGCGTATAAATTTGATAATCAACATCTTCAATATTTCCCATATCGTAAAGCATCTTTGCAAAGACATGCTTGTCTGTATAAAGACTTCTTTCTGTAAAGAAAGTGGTTGCATCTGGATTATTCTCAATCGCAGTCTTGAATTCTGCAAGTCGGGTAATATACGCCATCATTTGGAATGAAAATGAATATTTTTTTTGATCTGTGTAAAATTTTTGCAACATTGTCGTGCCATCTGAGTCCTTTATCTTCTCCCATTCTGCGACGGGTTCCTTCAAGAATACTATTTTGGGATTATTTTTATATGTTTTCAAAAGATTCTCCAATAGGGTTGATTTACCCGATCCAATATTTCCCTCAATTGTAATAATCTGAATCTGCTTCTTCATAGTGTCGTTATAGATGATTTTTATCCACTATTCTCTATTCAATTTTTTTCTTTAAAAATTGAATCTATTTAAATGGATACAGATATAATAATAATACAACGTGCAAAATGGATCTTCAACAGATGAAACTCAGTAAATCAGAATGGCAATCCATTGAGGTTCCCATATCAGATGAAGAAAAAGAAATATTATTGTTAATTACTTCAGGATATTCAAACGTTACTATCAAATATAACAAAAATGTATCTTTGATTTCTTATTTAAAGATCGACTATAGTCCGGTAATGGAAGATTATTTATATAATAAATTCTTTCTTCCTACCGTTGTCAGACTTAAAAAAATGGTAGAAGATGCTTTCAGACCGTTTGACATAAATGTAACCGCTAACCCGATACTTAAAAAGGCAGATTTAATTAGAATCGAGAAAAATGATATTACAAAATTTAAATGGAGTGAAATTTATGAGCATCTACTTTTAACCTGCGTCGAAAATTTGCTGAAATATAAAAAAAGATCAAAGGACAAAAAGTGGCTACTACAATATTTTACTCTTTACAAGTTGATGAAAAATGATATCGTTCATATCAACCGTCACATTATGTCCGTTGTAAATAAACTATTGAACGAATACGAAAACGAAATTACTATGTTGGATATGATTGAAAATTCTGTAGATTTATTGGAGAAAAATTCGCTACTTCTTAAAAATGCCGATATTACTTTGTACGAACATCAAAAACAACTATTTACCTTGATGCATAATAGAGATCCAAAATTGGTTTTGTATATTGCGCCTACTGGTACCGGAAAAACAATGTCGCCAATTGGTCTATCTGAAGATTATAAAATTATATTTGTTTGTGCCGCCAGACACGTTGGATTAGCGCTCGCAAAGAGCGCCATATCAATTCAAAAAAAGGTGGCCTTTGCCTTTGGATGTTCAAGCGCAGATGACATTCGTCTTCACTATTATTCTGCCAAAGAATACACCAAAAATAAGCGCACCGGTGGAATTGGAAAAGTAGATAATAGTGTTGGAGATAAGGTAGAAATCATGATTTGTGACTTGAAATCTTATTTGCCGGCAATGTTCTACATGATGGCCTTTAACCCGGTTGAAAATCTTCTCGTATATTGGGACGAGCCCACAATTTCGTTAGATTACGAGACACATGATCTTCACGATATAATCAATAAGAACTGGAAAGAAAATTTGATTCCAAATATGGTTCTTTCTTCGGCCACACTGCCAAAAGTTCATGAAATGACAGAAACTATCGCGAGCTTTAAAGACAAGTTTTCAACGGCAACAATACACAGCATCGTCAGTCACGATTGCAAAAAGACGATTCCATTAATCAACAAATATGGGTTTGCATTGTTGCCCCATCATTTAAGTGAAGATTTCGACGAGATTTTATCTATGGTTAATCATTGTGAAAATAATCAAACAATGTTGCGATATTTTGATTTGCATGAGGTAGTTAAGTGTATTATTCTTTTGGAAAAATCTAATTTTATTCCTGAAAATACAAAGATTATGAGACAATTTTCCAGCTTAGATGACCTTACTATGCATAAAATTAAAATGCACTATTTGAACTGTTTGAAGAAAATATATGTAGGAACCTGGGGCGCCGTGTGTATGGGTCTGAGAGGATTACAGGAAAGACGTCTATTACCAAATAATACAGTGGATACAAAAGGTAACAAGGTTCGTCGAATTTCGAGCGTGGGTCCCGGCGCAACTACTCAGACGGCGGGAACACGAACTTCATTGGTAGAGATGGGTGGTCAGGCTATTGTTAAAATGGCAAGTATAATGATGGAACCGCGCGAAGAATGTTCCGTGTATGTAACAACAAAGGATGCACATTCTTTGACCGATGGTCCAACAATATTTCTTGCTACAGACGTCGAGAAAATCGCAAAGTTTTGCATTCAACAAGCAAATATTCCCGCAAAAGTGATGGAAAATATAATGGAAAAGATTGAATTTAACAATGACATAAATGAAAAAATTCGCACTTTTGAAAAGGATTTAGAGGATGTTTTATCAAAACTTGTTTTGGAATCAGATAAAACAAAGGGTAAAATTACTGAAAAGAAGACAAAGACAGCAAAAACAGATTCTGTTGAAGCGAGTTCCATCGAAAAGCTGAATAATAAGATGGAATATTTGAGAGCAATGATAAAGACGGCTGAACTTAATGAAACATTCGTGCCGAATAAACACCTACATATTCAAAAATGGGCGGAAGACCTTGAGGTTACCAAACCCTTTACGTGTGACATAGAACATAATATAATTATTGATATTATGATGTTAAATGATGTGTGCGATAGCTGGAAGATTTTATTATTGATGGGTATTGGAGTCTTTTGTAAGCACGAGAGTATAACATATACAGAAATTATGAAAAAGTTGGCGGAACAGCAGAAACTTTATATGATTATTGCTTCGAGCGACTATATTTATGGAACAAATTATCAGTTTTGTCACGGATACATAAGTAAAGATTTGATTTTAACACAAGAAAAGATTATTCAAGCGCTTGGTCGCATCGGTAGAAATAATATTCAACAAGATTATACAATTCGTTTTAGAGACGATTCTCATATTAAGAAATTATTTTGCAAAGAATCAGACAAACCGGAAGTTAGAAATATGAACAGATTATTTAATTCATAAAAATATTCTTTGCGATTAATAATAAATCCAATATTATATATATAATATTATATAATGGTGCTTTTAGAAAACTGTATGAGTTATGTCATTCATTTAGATATCCCAAAATGTAAAAACAGAAAACCATTTTTCATGAAAAATCTTACTAACGCCGGTTTCAAAAAAATTACAGTCTTGGACGCGGTTCATATAAAAAATAAAGATGATATTGAAAATGTAAAAAAAATGTATGATATCAAAAATCTCCACAGCAACACAACAAATAGTGAATTCGGTTGCCTATTTTCACATATGAAGGCATGGACCAAACTATTGGAGACGAATTATAAATATGCAATTATATTTGAAGATGACATTTTTTTTCACCCAAACTGGAAATCGATTTGGTCAGATTATTGGAATAATACACCGAAAGATTTCGATTTATTATTTATGGGTTTTGAAACTTGCAAGCCAAAAGAAGAAGTGAAAAACTTTGACAAAATTTTTACATTGCCGTGTTTATGCACACATGCTTACATTATATCAAGATCTGGAGCAAAAAACCTACTTTCTTTATTTAAAAAAAAATCAGAAAAATCTGAACTACAGTCGATTGATAACGTTTTAAGAGGATTTATGTACGAAAGCCGCAGATCAGAAGATAAAATCTTGAAATGGTACTGTTGGAATGGTAGAAAACACCCTTGTGTCGAAAGCGAAAATAGTTTAAGAGGGAGAAATGACGGTCTGGTATTTCAAAGTGACAGCTTTCCTGGCACCATTGAACGATGGCATTAAATACCCGCATAGAGTAAAGGCTATACATCTTTCAGAAGATAAACAAATAACGCACACTCTGTATTATGATGATAATTTTAATGCATGTAATAAACCAACTTAAACGCGTGTGAATATATAAAATATGTCACAAATATTTTCAAATCTGCCACTTGATATAATAAAACATATATTGCTTTTTGATAAGAATTTTATTTTACGTAAAAGCGAAATAGTAACCGTCATTCCAAAAGATGATAAACGATATAGTATATTGAACTATATCGTTTTAAAAAAAGACAAAGAATACCATTGGGACAAAAATACATTTAAATATACGTTTTTGAACTATTATGATGGACCTCGACCGAATAGTGTAGGAGAGGATAGCATCTATGTAAAAATTCATATTAAAAATAAAACAGTTGATTATGAAATATGGGTTGGTAGATTGAAGCCCATTAATGAAAATATCGCGGCAATGCAAATGTATGATATCGTACCTGGATATGAATGGAGTCATATTACTCATCGATATAGCCGATAATTACTGTTAAACGGGATGTGACTTCCCATATTCGGTATTTGCGTAACGTTCGGGAAAATTATTCTTAATTTTTTTAGACTTTAAACATTCTATAAACTTGTTATATATTTCTTGATATAACATCGCTTTAGGTTTATCTTCCATAACCCACCATAGGTCAAACGATTTTTCAAGTTTGATTATAGAATGATATTCTGATTCTTTTTTATTAGAGTATTCTTTATCTGTAATAATTATTAAATGAAAATCTTTTTTGTGATCTTTTAACCATTTTAACATATCGTTTATTTTTAACTCATCTACATCCTTCGCAACTGTAATAAAAACGGTTTTATTTTCGCTAGATAGCATTTTTCGGAAATTTCCAATTTTCTCATCAAATCGTTTTTTTACGGCATCATAATTTGTAAAAGTTGAATTCTCAATTTTAAATTCATGATTAAACTCGAAATCGTATAATTTATGAACGACATTATTTCCATCTATTTTAAGATAAGTTTTATCATATATTTTTTCATATTTATTATCTTTCAGAAAATTTAAAATTTTGTTAAAGTCGTACATTCCCAACATGAATAAATATTTTTTCTGAATATTTAATATATCATCTATTATTATTCCCGGAGCGCATTGGTTTCCAAAATGACACAAATCTAAATTATACATTTTTATATAAAAAGGGATATAAAAATATATTTGAATTGACTAAATTTGGAATAGAACGATAACAAAAAACAGTTTTGGGATTTTTAAATCCATCTATATGGACCGGAACCTTTTACCTCTACATCCGATTTATTCGGTTCCGCGATTATTTGCGATCTTTCTCCATAAACAACCCAATAGAACTTCCCGTTTAAACCATAAACCGTGAAAGATCCATTTTCAAATTCGTCTGTTGTGTAATGAGGGCTAACTTTTGTCTCTTTGTTATATATACCGGTTAATGAGACAGTAAAATTCTTTGAAAACGAAGCAACATAATCTGGTAAATACACCGTAGTGCATTCGTTATTTGTAATTTCACCCTTTCCGCGATAATAAACCCCCGCCTCGGGCCCCTCTAAACAAGCATGTACCAAGTATTTGTTTTCATCAATGGGATGATCGATGATAAAAGTTTTAGAGCTATTGTATGTGACTTCACTTGTTTTTTAATTATATACAACAACTCCTTCGGTCGCGGAGGAATTGCGAACCGGTGCGACGTAAAATCCACTTGTGTCACCATTTATAGTGTTTGTAGTTGCATTTAATACAACACTTGATTCAGCTTGATAGGTTGTTCCAGCATTACAACCAATTGCGATTGATCGTTTCCCTTGGTAAATTCTTCCGGTATTGTTTCCAATTGCAATCGCATATTCGCCCTGTGATGTATGTCCCGCTTCGTGACCAATTGCTATTGAAGAGTTCGATTGATTAAAACGCCCAGATTCCGTTCCAATTGCTACTGATTTACTTCCTTGATAATATTGTCCAGATCCGGGTCCAACAGCAACCGACGAATGTGATTGTCCGGTGAATCCCGCGTAAAGTCCAATACCTACAGAGTCTTCCCCTTGACCAAAACATCCGGCTACGGCGCCAATTGCAACAGCTCCATAACCCTGATCGTCCGTTCCTGATTGTGCTCCAATAGCAACCGCGAAGTCTCTTTGATTCGCATATCCAGCACCATATCCGATCGAAGTAGTGTATTCTCCTTGATAAATTTCTCCGGCAAATCCGCCGACTGCTACAGAATAATCTCCTTGGTAAAACGTGCCGGAATTTGTACCAATTGAAGTAGATTGTTTTCCCTGCCCAGTGGATCCACTATAACATCCAAGAGCAACCGCATAATCTCCTTGCGCAGTAGTACCCGCTAGCGGGCCAATTGACACCGCAGCATATCCTTGAACGGACCGTCCGCACATATATCCTAAAGAAACCGCAAAATCGTTTTGTATGTTTTCTCCAGCTAATGTTCCAACCGCCAAGCACCCATATCCTTGTTTGATTCCTCCCGATCCAGCTCCAAAAGCTAGAGAAAAGTCTTGTTGGGTGTCTGCGCCAGCAACAGACCCTATAGCAAGCGAATATTGGCCTTGATCTAAAGCGCCGGCAAAACTTCCAATAGCGATTGTATTCTCTTTTTGATTTACGTATCCAGCGCGATCTCCAAGATTAACTGAAGTATTTCCAGCAGCCCACTCATGGTTGTTCCAATAAAGATAATCTCCATAATACGATCCGGTTGCGCCAACAACTAGAGACGCGCCAAGAATTCCACCTTTTTCTTGAGCTAAAATTGTATCTATGTCTAAAAGATTTGCCTCTCGTGAAACGGTTTTATTTGCAACTTCTTCCGCACCCTTTTGTGCAAGTTGTAAAGCGTCTTCATAAGAAATTATTGAACTTGCGGTAAAGCTGCCACTCGCCGAAACCGTATTACCAGTTTTGGTTATTGTGTTTGCGGTGGAACTAGCTGAAGCGGTGAAGACTGGCATTTAATAATATAACGCAATATTATATTAGTAAAATTAAAAAACATTATTCTCGTGTTTTGATACGATGCGTAAATCTTTCTGGAAAAGAGTCTTAACCCGGATTATGTTTTCATGATGATCGGTAATCTAATTTTTTTAGTGGCCGGAGAAGGATTAGACATAGCCGGCGGCGCCTTGTAATTCATATCTTTCTGCAAACTTCCTGAATCTTTCTTTTCAAGTATCTGATGAACTTTATTCATACTCTTTAAAATTTCTTCCTTAACAGCAGTGCGATCCATTATATATTACGCAGATATAAAAATTTATAAATAAATTGCTTCTAGTTTTTTACCCAAACTAATTTACTACCCAATCGTTTGAAATAATTTTCATTATATTCGTATCTAGCTCTTTTGCTAGAGTTTTATCACTCATCATAAGTTGTTTGATGCAATTGCTCTTTTTGTCTTCTAATTATTGTATTTCTGTTTTTTGTTCCTTTAATTGTTTTTGCAAATCATAAATCCCATTTAATCTTATCTCCTTTATTACCTCGCACACCCAATTCTGAAATTTTTCAGCTATAGGTTTTCTTGATTTGAAAAGAATTTTATATAAGTCCTTTTTCAGTAAGAAATGTTACATGTTGCGTTCCACCAAGGGTGTCCATAGTATGGACGACCTTTTCAGTTTCACTAAAATCATTTATTGATGATCTTATATTACTCATTTGTAAAATCTCTCCTACATCGCTAGCGCGAAACAACGGTTCAGTATGAGAACCTTTAATTACTATTTCTGTGTGTAATTTATTAGAATTAAACGCCTTAACTACTTCTATGGGTGTT